CGAAGATCACCTTTATTTAAATCTTCATGGTGACTGCCCACAGCCTTGTAGGCCATTTTCATCATGTCTTGTTCTTCTGGAGTATACGGTGCCGCAATGTTATTGCGTCCTGCCCATGACTCGCCATCCAAGTCAGGCACAAATGTGCCATCAGTTGAGGCCACAGCCATCATAATACGATTGAGTTCATACACGCGATCGGCAAACTTTGCATCACGAAACTTGTTCATGCCTACTGTGGCTTGATTTTGTCGTTTGCTCATTTTGCCAACCTTGTCTTCAGTAACAAACTCCGTGGCTCTCATGTTATGTGGCTGGAGTTGCTATACCATTGCTGGCTGCTGTGGCTGAGGTTGCTGTGCCTAAGGCAGTGGCAGTGAAGCCGCCTGCACCTGTGAGAATGTTTAGATAGTTGCCTGCGCCCACATAATACTGTGTCACAGTGTTACCTGGCACAGCAATAGCATTGGCATACAAGTTGCCCACTGGTGTAGTCATTGTGGCATTGGCTGTGTTGCCATTGGTCTCTTTGTAGGTCAACTGCACTGCACTGACTTGAAACGTTACATTGCTCAGTGACGTGGCAAATTCCACTTTGTCTGTGGTCCACAGAGTGTTACCTATTGCATTTACAACTTGTGTTGTGGTTGCCATTATTTGTCACCTTCGGGTTTGGAGACTATGGGTTGAAATAGTTCTCGTGCTTGATACATCACACCTGGAATTTCCACAGGTGTTTGTTTTACGCTTGGCACAGCAGGCGGCACATAATTGTTGGCATTGCGCTGTGCAAGTTCTGCTGCCACTTCACTGTATGGTCTCATCATGATTTACCCCTTGTACGCTTTCCACTGATTGTTTAAAGCAAAAATGCTTTCACGAACTTTTTCCATGTCGCCGTCACCGTCCAAGTCAGCTTCTTTTTTGCCAGCTGCTTTGGCTTTGAGTACATTGAAAGCAAATTTATTGCCTTCATCTGTTTTTTCTTCGTCTACTTCTTTTTTGGCTTCTCGGATTCCGGCCATTTCTCTCATGCGTTGCATGCTGTCTTCGTACTGACGATCATCTTTGCCAAATTCAGCATTGACTGAATCAGGATCCATGCCAGAGATGTCAGGACTCAGCCCCAGTGTTAATGCAGCATTGACTTCGTCGTTTGACATAGAAGCAATGTCAGGAGATGATGGTCCTAAATCGACTTTAGAATTCATACCCGATCTCAATGCAGCATTGACTTCGTCTCTTGACATACGAGCTACTTCAGGAGATGTAGGCCCTAGGTCAATGTTGTCTTCAGTTCTGATGCCGGCCATTTCCATCATTCTGCGCAAGGCATCTTCTTCTTGTGTGTGGACTGCTGTAACAGGCACAGTGGATTGTCCGTCACCGGCAACATCTGTCTTGGGCTTGTTCAAGCCACCTGCATAACCAAAGTTGTTGTCAGCCTGTTCAGTGTTGGTAGGATAGTCAGGAGCATTGTCATCCACTGCTTCTTGTACGTCGCCGCAGCCGCAATCTTGCATGCCGCAGGTATCACATGGCTCTTCGCTGTGTGAGTGCATGTCACCACCGTGAGCATCTCCACCGCCAAGTCCTGCTGATTTCAGTATCATGGCCAGTTTCATTGCATCTTCGTCAGTGGCTGTGATAGTTAAACTTTTGTTGCCTTCGGTTGAGTCGCTCATGTTGATGCTCATTGATTCAGCAATCATCAGTTCCAGTTCACGATTCATTGAATCATAAATGCCTTTGCCAACCATGCTGTTACTCTTGGATGAGGTATCCTTGTTGGATGCTGTGTCCGTGTCAGCGTCCATTGGTTTGTCCTGTTTGCCTGGTTTGACAGACATTTTACCGTTGCCAATGGTTGCATTGACTCTTCCAGTGGTAGAAGTGGTCAAAGTCTTCCCGGGACCAGTTCGTGTGGTGGTTAATCTGCCGTCTTCAGAGGTCTCATCAACTTCTTTCTTTTTCTTTTCTGGCAGGCCCTTGTGTTTGGTCTTGGCAAAGTCTGCAGTGTCTTTTGGCTTCATGGTGCTGGCAACTTTGCCCACAGCCCGGCTAGCAGGCTTTTCACCTTTTTGTGCTGAATGAACCATGCCCATGAAACGTTGTTGTTTCTTGCTCACAGCTTTTTCAGCAATGGGTTCTTCATCTTCTTCTTGATTCTGCATGTACTCGTCAATAGAGACCATCATGCCTTCAATCTTGGCCAGTTTTGATTGTACCCATTCTGGCAAGTTGTCGTCATCGCCTAGAACTTTGTGCAAGGCTTGTGCATGACGCACAATGGTCTTGATGTCGTCTTTGGCCATGTCGCCTTCTTGATCGTATTCGCCTTGATCACGAATGTCTACTTCGCCTTCTTTGGTCATCAACTTTGACTTGCCTGACGGTCCTTTGGCACCAATGGCGCCTTTGGTGCCCTTGGGACGTCCACGTCCACGTGGTCCTGCTTGTGTGTCTGAATCATCATCAGCACCAACACTAATGCCTTGTGCATCAGTGCGGCGTGTTACAGTACGGCCTGTATATCTTGGATCTGATGTGCTGTGCTTGATGTCGTGCTTGGCACCACGTTCAGTGCTGCCAACTTTAGGCTTATCAACTCTTTTTGTGCTCATGTCAAATGCAGTGCCTTTGGAACGTTCTTCGTCCATTTCAGGCTTGGCACCTTTGCGCAACATGGCAAAATCGTTGGCATCTAGTTTGCCATTTTTGTTCATGTCAATTTTCTTTTGCTTGGGACTCAATGCACTGCGCATGGCTTCAGCAGCTACATCGCCTAACATTTCATCAACTTCTTTTTTTGCATTGGCAATTTTGTCGGCAAAGTTAAGTTTCTTGCCGGCTTCTTTCACAGCGTCGTCATTTGTATTTTTTACGCGAGGATCACCTAAACGTACAGCTCTTTCACTACCTGTCTCACCTTTTAAAAAGATATCTCTTGGCGTGTCGCCACTGGACTGCCCTGGGGGCGTTGGCCGTTTACTACCAGTGGGATGTACAACACCCGCGTCTTTGCCCAACTGCTTCAACATTTCTTCATCTGATCCATGTCCAATCATTTTGTTGATACCACTGGCAGCTCGTTTGCCAAGATCATAGATTTTTTTACCTGCTCCAGCAAGGCCTTCGTCTGTAATATTAACTGGAGCCGCTGCTGCCGGACCAGCACTTTCTTTTGTTGGAGCAGGATAGCGTTTGGCCAGTCGTTGTGTTTCATCTGGTCTAGGACCATATTCTGGATCAGGCATGTCATAGCCCAGTTTGTTTTTGATTTTGTTGATCACACCTGGTGCTGTGCGGTCAACATATTTTAGTTGTCCTGCGGCATCTTTATTTAACGCCCCTGAAAGTGCACCAGGCCAGCGATTTACAGAGTAGTAATCACCCATCTCTTTGTCAATTGATTTGCGTTTCTCTTGCCAATTGTCAATATTTGGAGTCTTGTAGTTGGCACTGTCTGGGCTAGATAACGTGGGACCGGCGTCGGTTGGTCCTACTCGATCTTCGTCTACTGACTTGTTGTCATACTTGTCGTATTTTTTTCTAACAGGGTCAAGAGCCTTGCCTTCACGTCCAGCCTTGGCCAGGGCCTCCATGCCTTGTTTGCCGTACTTTTCATAGCCTTTGGCAGCACGGCTCATGTCACGCTCGTTCAACTGCTGGTGTGTGACTTCGGGGGTAGCACGGATGCTGTCTAGTTTTTTGTTTAAATCGTAAAAGAAACTCATTGTATTATCCTCTTGGGTTGGCGCCAGTGGCTGGCTTGGGTGGGCGATTGATCTTGGTCATTGGGCTCTTGTTGCCCGTTGGAATATCATTTGTGGTTTTGGCAGCGGGTGTCTTGCCCCCAGCCACGGTGAAATTAGTGCGGTATGCATTTTTCAACACAGCATGGTCATAAGGACCAGTGGCATAGTCTTTCTTCAATGCACGTTGTTCTGCGTCAGGAGCAGGATAGTCTGTGTCGCCCAGCAAGTCTTTGTTTTCAGCATCGACTCGTTCATATTCATCCACCAGGCCATCCACGTATGGTGTGGTCTGCATGATCACATGATTGGGATCTAATCCCAGCAACTGTGCTAGTTGTTTGATCTGTGGCTCAATGGCTGGATACCGGAAGCTCACATCAAACATTGTTACTGAATCGTTTTTGTTGTTAGGGAAGTCAGTGGGCACGATCTGTATAGGAGTGGTTTTAGGATCACTCATCTTTACAGGATCAAATTGATCCAACTTTTTCTTCAACTGTGACACCAAATCACCAGGCGGTTTGCCCAGCATTTTGATACGATAGTTGTAGGTACGTTCGCTTTCGGCGAGGTAATGGGCAAAATTTTTCATATCAGGTTCCTGTAACATATTTATTCTTTTTTATCTTTTTGATCTTTGCTGAGCAATCGTTCCAGCAGATCATTACGACTCAACACCATGCCCTGTGCTGTTTGCATGGCTTCACCTGTGCCCGCATCTGCGGCCTTGGCGTCAATTACACTTTGCTGTTGATCCAGTCGCATCTTCTTCAACTGTAGATCAATCATTTTCAACTTCTTGTCCATTTTGGCTGTTTTTGCTGTGATAGCATGGCCCAACATGTTGCTGGCCACTGAGAATATTTCGCTGGCGAATCTACTATCCACTTGCATGCCCAGATCCATGAGATCATTGTAACTGCTTTTGGCCAAGTCAGCCAGGCCGTCCATTTCTTCGTCATTGGCTTCTAGGCCGCGCACACCTGGCAAGGCTTGATCAATTTTGTCTATGTTGTCGTCTAGGGTTTGTAGTTGACTACGCAGGTCTTCTGCAGGGGTAGATCCAGCATCATTGACAGGGGCGTCTTCAGATGGGGGTAATTCAAAAAGTTCTTCGAGTTTACGGGTCATGCCCTATTTAGTGGTCAAGCACGACCGTTGTGAAACATATCCGATTCTGTTATCACTCTAAAACTTAACCCGTTTTTCCTGGCCCATTTGGTGGCAGCGTCCCATTTGGCATAGTTGATTGCTACCACAGCACGGTCTCTGCTGTTCATTTTTGACTCAATCACGCTTTGACTTTTGGGTTTGATTTCAATCAACTCGGCTCGCACAGTGTTGTCTCTGTTGCGATAAGTGATCAAAAAGTCTGGAATGTACTGTGTCATCTTGCCTGTTATGGGATGACGATACGGAATAGCAATGCTTTCACTAGCCCACTGCAACACATGATCGTTGGTGTCGCAAAACTTCATGAAACTCAGTTCCCAACCTGATCTGTAGCGAGGTGTGCCATTACCCGCATACTTTTCACGATTGAGTATGACATAGTTGCCCTGTGCCCAACGACTCATAGCAACACGTTTCTGGCCTGATAAAAGTTGGGTACCACTGCAACACCCACACCCAACAGTGTGGCAGCACTGCGAATGGCATTGAGATAATAGGCCAGGCTGGCACTGAGATTGATACCGTTTTGTCCTTTGAACTCGTCCAGCAAGGTCAGTGGCGATATACCAGTGGTCTCTGCCACCCTAAACAAACTCACAGTAAAGTTGCCAGCGGCTTGTCGAGTGCTCATTGTACTTAAAAAGTAACTGTACACAATGTCATACTCAGCAGCAGGCACATTGGTGTCGTAGGCATAAAAGTTGTCAAAAACTCTAACAGTTAAATCTACATTGGGATTGGTATAATTTACAGTGCTCATCGTCTTGTATTTAATAACCTGTTGGTTTCAGCCTGACTTTGATTGGGTCCGGTGTTGTTTCTATTGAATGTTTGTGTGGGGAAAATCCAGCCGTCGGCTTTGTTGGCCACAGCCTTGGTTGCAGCAGGCAAGCCTTGTTGCAGCGTTTTTGTGCCCAGCGACACAGCCTCACTCTTGGCAATGGCAGCAAGATTTTTGCCTTTGAATGTTTGCTTGAGTCGTGCAGATTTTTGTGCAGCACCGATCAAGCCCAGCACACTGCCACTTTGCAAATCGCCAATGATGCCAGCACCAGTTTCCAACAAACCACCTTGCCCAAATACCGTGGCATTTGAACCTGGTCTGGCAATGGGGCTGAGAGTTTTATCGTAGTGTGCATCTGTGGCAAATCCTTGTACGTTGGGATCTCCACCTGCTTGTGCTCGTCCCACTGCACCTGAATAGTATTTTACAGTTTCATAAGCAATGGTCATTGAATTTTGCATGGTACCACCGCCTTCAGAATAGTTGTACTGATCGTGACTCCAACTGGTGATCAATGGGTTGATCAACACATACTCTGCAAACTTGCGTTGGTCCATGCCATAGATTCTGATGTCTCTAAAGAATGCGGGCTTGCCACCAGCCACACCATTTGTAGATCCGTCGTTGAACGCTTCGCCGATGAAACCCCAGTCGTTGACATTGCCCACACGTTCTTTGGCATAGATGTCTCTGGCATTGTAGCCAAAGCCTGCTTGACGTTGTGCATCAGCACCGTTGCTGCCGTTGGTGTTGTTGGGATCTAAATAACGTTGTGATGAATCTTTGTAGTAATAATTCATGTAGTAATACCACATTTTTCGAACCAAGTCGCCGCTGGTGTCATGCAGTGTTACATTGATCGGATCATAGTTGATTTTTTTCTGTATGATACGCTTTCGATTGTACTGATTTAGAGTTTCTGTTTCGATATTGTACTTTGGCAAGTCAATGGTTTTAACAGCCAGACTGAGATTGGTTATATCGTCATTGCCAAATGCGCCACGCAAAAAAGGAATCTCTTGCACGTTGAGTGTAAAACTCACATGAAAGAGAAACTTGTATCGCGGTTTGAGTTCGTAAGCGTTGGTGGTAAATGTACGGCTTGCGTGTTGGTAGTCACGCAAGACGTTGTTGCCCAAGAACCCATTCTTTAAATTATCACCAAAGTTTGGGTCTATACCTTTAAGAAAGTCTTGCCCAAAAAACGCCATGTTTAGACGCCTGCGCCGGTTACCACATCACCTAAAGTTCGACCAATGAAGGTTCCAACACCAGTACCGCCAGGTGTTTGATTAGCATTGTCATATACAATACCCAATGTAATTGTAACTGGAGCATTTTCACTGTAGTTCAATGCGCCATAGTCAGCACTAGCAAGATAACAACCATACAATTCCCATGTTTCCAACACAACTGGCTTGTTAGCACCATTGCCACCATCAAGTATCTCAACTCTAGTTGTAAATTTGTAATCAATACCTGACGCAGCACTACTCATTTCTAAGAAGTCCATTTGCTTTTGCAACTGTGTACCAACTAAGTTACTAATTGCACCCGATGCATCGTCGCGAATTTCACACGAAGTGGGTGCCCATGAGTGTTTGCCGGCCAGTTTCAATGTTGAGTTGTAAATTGGTATTGCAATCTCTTCAAATGTCAAATTTGGACGAGCAAAACTTACTACTTGTTTGGTCAATTCTGTTACTGGGGTACTGCTAGAACCAAAGTTTTCAAATATCACTCTAAAGCGATATTTGAGTTTGGGCATCAACAGACCTTGGTCTGACGCACTTTGATCGCTGGCCAACGGTACTGTCATTCGCGATAATGATGTTACTGACATTTGTTATATCTCCTGTTGTGTTTATTTACCTAATTCAATGACCGGCCGAAGCCGGTCATTTTTCATTAAGCATTAAGTCCTGAAATCTCTCCAGTGTTCTTGATACGCAATGGAATGTAGATAAATTCAACTGCTTTGACTGGTTCAATAGCAATGTCCACCCACAACTCATTACGATCAATACGTGCAGGAGTATTGTTGCTCAAGTCGCACACAACCAAATAGTCATAAAGAGCACGTTTGGCCACCAAGTCAATCATCAAACTGTTTATAGTATTGGTAATCTCGTTGCGTGTGATCTGATCATTGGGTTCAAACAAATACAGTTTGCCAATTTCTTCTAGACGACCACGCAAGAATGCCACCAGTCTGGCAACGTTGATACGATCCAGGGCTGTGGTCAACCCTTGACGTGTTTTGTTGCCAAAGTTTGTGATACCAATACCTGGAATAAAGGTAATTGGGTTGATGTTGTTTTCATACAATATGTCACGTACACTTTGTCCCACTGCCAACTGCACAAACTCGCCAGTTTGTGCATTGATGTAACCAATGGCCTCAGCGTTGTCAACCACGCCACGGCGTGTGCCAGCAGGTGCCAACCATGGGTAACTCACAGCATCACTGCGCAGGATTGTGCGAACCATCATGTGTGTGGGCGGTGCAACAACAGTATTACCGCTCAAGTCTGTGGTCTGGCATGAAGGATAGAACACAGCAGCATAAGCACTGCCAATGGTCAATCCATCATCTGTTGC